AGCTTTCTGGTGTTCTGTTACCATACCCATGAAACTGATTGATGCTATAAGAAAAAACAGACTCTCTGTCAATTGGCGGTTGAGCACCAGGTAATTCCGAAAACAAGTCTTTAGAAGACATTATTTGCGGTTCTGGTTTAATAGGTCTTTGATGTTCGGTAACTCTAACTTCCAGAGTGTAAAGGTGTTTGCCATGAACCTTAACACCAACAATCAAGCATTCTTTGTTTGCAGCTCTATCGGAATATGAAGCGACACAATGGCTTTGCTCTTTACCCCATTCCACTAGCTTTGAACCTTCGCTAGGCAATACCAGGGTTACATTGTCTTTAGACAGGCCATGAAGTTGCCATTCAAGTTCTGAGTACGGAATGGTTTTGTTGTTGTCTTCTGCCTTGATTTTGTTGTAATCAGCAGATACTTTATCGTGCAATTCTTTTAGGTCTTTCCAATTTTTTGGAATTTCAAGTCCGTTTGGATACTCAGCACGAAGCTTGTATGGAATTGAAAGTGGATCTTTATAGGTATTGTACTGACTTGCAACGTCGCTCAAATAAGAGCTACTTGCATCTTCATTGCTCATGATTGTGAATATTTTTTTAGGTGAAAAATTTTCACTTAAAAAATTGGCAATCAATCGATTACTTCTGAAAGGAATCGGCTTGTCTGGGTCTTTCGAGGCTAAAAATTTTTGAGTGTGGTCGATGTTGTTGGAAAATACATCCATGATATATCGAAGATATGTGAAAACGTCTATAATCACATCTTCGTAGCAAGTAAGGATTCTAACATTTGGAACCTCTATACCGGCACCTTGAGCAAAAATTTTGCCACTGTGATTGATGAGTACGTTTAAAAGATCTGGACTAAGGCTTTTTACAAGATCAGTTTTTCGAACCAGATTTCGACCAATGAACTTGATGATTTCTTTTGAAGATGTACCAAGGTATAGCTTTACAGCATCTGGCAAATTCTTTTGTTGTAGGAGAGCATGTGGAATTCGATATCCATTATCATCGTTAGTCCAATCATCGCTAAACCTGAGATCTTCTAATATTTTATAGAAATTTGTGCTGGAGTTTGTAATTCCTCGCAGCAAAGGAAACATGTAGAGAACGAATTTATCGTTGAAAAAATTGATATTTTCTGGAAGGGTAATTCCATTGAGCGCCGCCATTTGCTCAATGGCTTTTTGAAGCACTGTTTTTATTTCTGGTGAAAAGATACGACTGCGCGAAATAGCTTCGCTGTTGTTATCCATGTTTCGACGATACATTTGCTCTTGAGCTGCTGAAACCTCTGACTCAGACATGATAAACAGAAGCTTACCCATGTCTGTGATTTGCTTGCCTCCTGAATACACTGTCAAGAGGCCATTGGAAAATATGAATTCGACACTGCTAAAGATAGTAGCAGCGTCTTCGATAGGCGGTTCGTCTACAGCGCCTAGACGGGCCATGCTAACAGTATTGTGAATGGCGAATGAAAATCCATCAATCAACAATCTGTTATTTCGGCCATCCTCAATAAATTTATTATTGGGATAGTCAAAAATCATGATAGCAGAATCTCTACTTCGCCTTTTTCAGCGCGTGCAATTACAGCTTCAAGGTCTGCTTTAGATTTGAGTTCTACGTTCTTAGCAACGCCGTCTTCAATAACTGCGATCATGCCCATACCTTGAGCACCAGCGGGAATGGCAGCGGCCATTTCTTTGACTTTTGAAAGTCGCTTAGCTGCACCTGAATTTTCAAGCTTTGCCTTGAGTTCAGCGTTTTCCTTTTCCAACTCAGAAACCTTTGTGGAAAGATCGGGCTTTCCGGTTTGAGCAGCGATTTCTTCGCCTACGATTTTTCTGATCAGATTCTTCAACATGTTACACTCCTGCTATTTCTAGCTTTAAGTTTTTTCCGGTGAATCCGGTAAAAATTTCAGTCTTCATTAAACCAAGCATTTTATGCAGTGTCAAGACCTGTTTGTTAAAATCTTTATCTGCAATCCTGTAATATGATTTTACCACATTTTTTGGATGTTTTCTCAAAACTCGCGCAAAAAGCTGATAAGCAGAATCCAGATTGTCAGAAGACTTAAAGTCAAAAAGTGCAGTGATATTAGAGTCATTGAAGCCAAGAATGCCCTTTCCAACAACAATTAAAGCATTGGCCTTACCAGACTTGAAATTCATGATTTCTTGGTCATTTTGATCGTTTTTAGAAGTTGACAAGGCAACTCGATAGCCCAATCTAGTGAGAACGGTAGATACAACTACCGCATAATCAATTGAAGGACACGCAACCATGATCTTGGAAAGATCGTCGCCTTTTGCAGTGGCGAAGTTAATGGCGCGAAGAGCTGCAATTTCAGCGTTCTTTTTATCAGAAACGCGAATCACGTCCATGGTGACGGCGCTGAAAACACCTTTCTTTTGAAGAAATTCTGCAGAGATATAGTGAATGCCATATTTTACATTGGCGAATTTGTTGTGATCGTTGAATTTGGTGGGCGAGCCAGTCATCAACATGATGTGCTTAGGATTGTATTTTTTGATAATTTCCTGAACCATTTCAGCGAAATAAAAGTTGTGAGCCTCATCAATCACTAGAAGGTCGATACCACCTTTTAGCTGACCAATACTTTGTGGAAGGCCTACGCGAACTTGAGCGTCAGATGTAAAGTCACCAAATGAAAAGTTGATTTTAATGTGAGAGTTTTTAAGCTCTTCAATGTACTGGTTTTTGAGAGTGTTCTGACCTTCAGTCAAAACAACAACTTTAGAACCCGACGACATAGCGACGTATCTATTCAAAACTATTTGAGAAATAGTGGTTTTCCCAGCTCCAGGGCATGCGGCGAGGACCGACGCAATGTATTTACCACTGAGGAGGTTTTTCAGAACTATTTCAGCGGCTTGTGTTTGGTAGCTGTAGTCTGTTTTCATATACGTTTAGAATAATCCAAACGCTTGATTTTGTCAACGATGTATGTATAAAACTGTATCAGATTGATACCATTGATCATTTTGAGATTGTAAAAATCTCATTATACATACATTTAGCGTGGTTTGCCGTATTTCTCGCGCTGATGTTTAAACTCGTCGTGGTCTAGGCCGATGAATTTGACCTTTCCTTCTGAGCTAAAACCCCATCCAGGAGCCATATAGGTTAATTTACAACGGCAATTGGGATGCAACCCTGGAAGCTTTGGATTCGGATCACCGACTTTGTGATACTCAGCGCCAAGCTCTGAAAGCTTCCATACTCGTGGTGTCTTACCATCGGGTAGGAGATGTAAAACGAATTCTTCTGGACCAGTCACGTCGTCAATAGTAACGATGAAAAAGACGGTTGGGTCATCCTCACCTTTTTGCTCAGCCATTCTAGAAATTTGAAGAGCCGTGCCAGTGTTTGCGGCTTTGTTCGATTCACTATTCACAATGAGCTTTAGGTGCGAGCCAGCTCGACCCATCTCCTTATTAATTATTTTATCGATCTTTTTGGTAGAGGCTTTTTCGTTCTTTAAACTTGCATTTGTTATCTGACTTTCAATCTCATGCATGATCTTCGCAGCGGTGCGATCACGCAATGCGTCGAGATAGCCGTTTGAAACGCGGAGCATAGTCTTCAGCGTCTGTTCTTCAATGGCATTGGGTTGCTTTGAACCTAAAGCTTGTAGGAACAGCGAAATCATATTTGGTTCGCTAGAAGTGCTGAAGGTGACAATCTTATCCTTGGGTTTTTTAGGAACCATGCCCAAGAACTTCATGGAAATAGAATCAAATCTATTTTTGATCATCGCCTCAATAGCTTCAAAAGCTTTGAGAGATAGACCGTTCATTATTCACCAATCTTAATGCCGTGTTGCTTGATGATCTCTTCAAGACCCTCTGAAGGCTTTTTGGCTTCTTTTTCCCACTTGGCAAGAATATTGTCGACAACTTTTTTCTGAGCCGGAATGATCTTATCAACCTTTTTAGCCCATGCATTTTTTTGATTTTTTCTAATACCAGCAATAGCCTGAACTGCTTTGCGAATATCAAGAACACTAGGCTTCTCACCTTTAGCAACAAGACCTTGAAGTTCATTGATATGTTGGTCTAATTCAGAACCACCATCAGCGCCTTCAATTTCTTCAGCTCCTGGAGCTGCAGCGCCTTCCATCATAGCTTCGTCATCACCACCTGGCGCTGCTCCTGCCATCGAAGGATCTCCACCTTGCATTGATGGATCTTGTGAAGGATCACCACCAGCGGCTGGGTCACCACCTGGTGCTCCACCCATCATAGCAGCTTGGGCCTGTTGTTGTTGAGCCATGGCTTGCATCTGAGCAGCTTGTGTGCCGTCTTTCATGCCACGTTCATAGCCAAGTCGCCAAGCAACATCGGTTGCTTCTTTAAGCTTGGCGCGGATATCCATGTATTTTGTTTTCCAGTCACTAGCCATATATTCTCCTAATCCATTTCATCTTCAGTTAAGTAGTCATCCAGGTACATTTTCAAAATATCCATAGAGTCATCTCTAGTGGCAAAAAATGCAGCAGCAGCTTCTGGATTAAATTGTGCGATAGTTTCCAACCATTGGAAAAAGAACTGGTCGCGTTTGTATTTGAGCATCGGGTCAACCATTGCAGCAGGACTGTCGGCAAAATGACCAACAAAATCACTAACACTAAGATATGCATCGGTTGCTTGACGATAATGTTCGTTGAAAGGAACCTTACCCATCATGTGAGAGCCAACATTTTCCTTATCGACTTCTTCCATGATCTCATCATAGTCATAGTGGATAGGCATGTCTCTCAATAGACGATTGGATTCTTGTTCTTTTGTTTCTGCGTCAAAACCTGCAAGAACGATATTGCAAAGCTGTGAAAGCTCAGCATCAATCAATGGGAAAAGCTTCTCATTGAAAAAGTCTTGTAGTTTCAAGATCAAAGGTCGGATACCAGTATCGCGAGCTGCAGTGAGCTTGAATTCGTTGTTTGCCTCAGAAAGACCTTGTTGGTTCGTACCTTTAGAAAGGTGTGAAAAACCAGGCAATTCGTCAGGTGACATGTTGAATGCAGACAAAATATTGCGAGTAGTTTGGTCAAAAAGGAATTCAAACTCACCGTCTTTTTTATTCGGAGTGGTTTGCATCCATTGAACAGTATCTTCCTTAGAAACACCGAAAATCGGAGTTCTGAAAGAGTTTGTTACGTTGTTGATAGAGGCGTTGAATTGTTGCTTGATATCCTCAATTACTGCTTGATCAATTTCATCAGAGTTGATGACCAACATACCTTTGGCAGCTCGACCGTTTTGGAAATACAACTTGTTGTAAATCTCAATCGACATGTGAGTGGTGACAGATGTCATCGCTGTGTCAAGTGGCGTTACAGGATATCCGTTATGCTCGACATCTGAAGATGGATATAGGTTGTAAACAATCATCTCTTTTGACGTGAAAGCCTGCTTAGGCATTCCATTGATGACTTGAATCCATGCGTATTCATCTTTTTCCAACATTGTTGGATCGATTTCGATGCCAGTGACGTATTCTAAAGCTTTCAATGAGCTTCTACGAACACTTTCAGCAGCTTCGCCTTTTTTGACAGAGCGATAAATTGTACCAGCGTCAACTGGACGGAATCTATGAAATTCGTTATTTGCTTCGTCTTTGTAGATGATTTCTGTAGCAAACTGACCAAAAGAAAGGCCGTTACGAGTTTGAATATCAATGAACTCAGGAAGAGTCATTTTATCTTCTTCATCAAGGCCATCTGTGCGACCGCAATTGATGATGATTTTCAAGAAGCGATCAATGCGCTCCTCAATTTTAACCATTTGTTCTGGTTCAATATGTTCTTTGAATTCTGGTTTGATGTCAACTTCGATACCGATGTCAAAGCGATCCTTACGGATATGACCCATCATCGATGTTGCATTTCCTCGTGCTCTTAAAATACCAGCAACAAGGAAGTTTTGAACTCGGATTTGTTTGATTACGTTACTTGGAAGGAGACCACGCTTGAGTTTATAAATACCAGCGTAGTTGTCGTGCATCATTGGATCTTCAGCAAATGCCAAACGAGGCACAGCTTTGGATCTCTTATTAGCAGAGCCAGAAGCATGTCTAATCAGACTCTTCATCATGTCGGAGTTGATGTCTCCTCCGGCATTTTTAATCATTTGTTCGTTAAACTGATCTTGGATTTCCTGATTGGTCTTAGGTGTGTCTGATGAGCTAACGATTATCTTCTTTTTATCTTCGCTCATAGATTACTCCGCAGTCACATAAAAAATAGTAGCGGTTTCCATGGACTTATTGGTTATTTCAAGACTTTTCATCGAGGCACTTGACATGAAAACACCAGGTACAGCAGAAGTTCCTGCTCGCATCGGCTCCAAGCTATTTGGCACGGAAGAGCCATCAATGGTGATCTCAAGTTTTTGATTTGATTCAATATACACAAAACTTTTTGCGTCTCTGTAGATCAAGAATGCAGACGGGCTGTTCGACACACCGCTTTCTGTAGGAAGAGCTTCAAGGCTGTAAATTTCAATGTAGTCAGGCGATGCGTCTGTAATTTCATATGTTCCAAAACTTACAGAGCTGAATCCAGCTACGATGTCAACTTTATCTCCAACTTGAACACCATCGGCACTGAAAATACTCAGTTGATCTGCAAAGCCAGCGCCCAAGGTTATTGGTCCTTCTGCTTGGCCCGAAGGATTTTCAATTGTAAAGCTTGTGGCTGTTCTTGCAAGAACTTTGAATTTGCCACGATTGACAGCATTAAAAAGACTGCCCAACCGAACATCGTCGCCAACAACCACACCACCAACAATAAGATTTAGTGCGGTTCCGCCAGTAGAGGTGAATGTCAAAAGAGAGGCATTTTTTGTAACTGTGATTTGAGTAGTCGCATCAGCACCAGAAACCCGTGCCGTTCTAAAAGCAGGAGAGGTACCGGAAGCTTTTGAGATAACATATGTCTGAGAGGTACCTGCTTTTAAGGCAATATTCCAAGTGGTTGTGTTGTCCGCATCGGTATCGACTGCGCCAGAAAAAAGCTCAACACTTTGACCAGCAGGCAGATTAAGAGATTTTGAAGCAGGCTCTTCGATATTGATGCCTTGGATGTCTCTTTGCCATTTCCAGTTATTTTGAGTGGGGTTGTTGGATGCATTTGCATCTTGGTAAGCGTTAAGATGCACCAAAAGATTCATTTTACTAGACATTTTTTTCTCCTACGAATTCAAAAGAATATCCCTTGATACTACCTTTGATGCCTTTGCATATTTTATAAACTGAAGAAAACGAAAGACCGACCTGCTCTGCAGCATCTTCTGCAGACCTATAGATAATTCCATTGTTCAAGCATTTGACAGATTTTCCGGTTCCAAATCTCAATTTATTACCTTGTCTTATTAAAGACATTTTCCTTTTTAAATCATCGGGTCTTTTTTTACCAGTCAAAGACTTTTTAATTTTTGCTCTGGTTTTAGGGGTTGGACTGCTGTTTAAACCACCAGTTCTTAAATTATAACCATTTGGAGCCATACTTTTGGCATTGGCGATATGAAACTCCTCTTTTTTGTTCAATTCTTCAATTGAACTAGCAGTATCTATAATTTCTATTTTAAAGTTTTCCTTGCCATATTTTTTAATGGCGTTGCCAATGGCCTTACAGCCACTCTTTGAGCAGTGCTTTGTCCATCTAACGCCGATGTCCAAAATAGTCTGCCCAATGTAAGCTTTGGAGTTAATTTTGTTGGTTATCTTGTAAATTATCACTTTTTAGCTCCAAAAACTCATTTCCTGATATAAAGATTGCTCTTTTGGCGAAACTTTCATGGCTAAACAGTCGTTTTGTCGACAAAAAGCATTCAACCCCAAAAGATCTTACCTTTCTTGCGAACGCCAGACTGATTACCACCGGCATTTGCGACCAATTCTTGAACCTTACTTTTCATGATATTTTGGTTCACCTGGTCCACAATTTGCTTATTCTTTTCAATAGTTTGCGTCTTTTTCATGTCTTTTGGGTCGCCAGAAGACGTATAACTAGGCTTTTTACCCTTGATAAACAGGTTTTGGGCTGGATATCGCAATGCATCCATGATATCGGCCACTCCATCCTTATCGTGGTAAGGCTTTCCCTCTATGATCTCGCCCTTGCCATCCAATTGCCACTTGTACTCGCCAAAGGCGTCCAAAACTGGCTTATTGTTGGGAGTATTGAGCACGAACAATCGTCGCACGTTGGACGAATCTACGATCTTTCCCTGAAGACCCGTAATTCCATCCTCGACCACCTTTTTAAAGGATGGACATTTCATTCCAGCCTTGCGCTTCAAGGTTTTCAGATAGGCAGGATAGTTCTGATCGACATACCAGCGATCAACACCCCAGGTATCTTGCATTTCCTTGCCATATTTGACAATATCATCAAGTTCTAGATGTTGTTGAATAAAGGTATCCAAAACCCAGGCTTCACCACCAGCCATCAGAGCGATTACCATCAAAACGGTGTAATCTGTATATCCCCAGTCACCACCACCAACGATGGTCACACCAAGAGACTTTAGGTAATCTTTCAAATACTCGTAACTTTCAATACTGGTAGTTTCACCAGTGATTCTTTCAATAGCCTCTTTGATACTCAGCACGTTCTTTTGATTGTCAAATCTTGGATAA